TGGTCGATCGCCATCTGGATGATTGGGTTGACGTGTGCCTTTACTTCCTCAACTACCACAGCAACTTCTTGCTCTACTACCTCTACAGCCTCGATAGCTTCATCTTTAATTTTGTCAAATAGTTTCATGTTATATTATCCTATTAGTGCGTTAATTTCAGTTTGGGTTAGTCCGAGTGCAGTTAATTTAGCTAGTGCAGAAGCCTTTGCAGTTGCTTGTGCTTGTTCTTTCGCTGTTTCTGCGGCTTGAAGTTCAGCTAATTTAGCTTCTGCGGCTGACTTGTCATAGGACACTTCGTTACCATTTACATCGTAAGCAATATCACCACGAATGGTAACTACAGAAGGGTTTAATGCACGAATAGCATCATGTAAAGTAATCATTGTGCAATTTCCATAATAGTAATAACAGCAGGAAAATCAGAAGCACTATTTCCTTGTATATTTATTGATGAGCCAGCAGTGCTACCAAAATAAAGTGTATAACTTGTAGAAGATGTGGTTGATGGAGAATCTAAATATTGAATTGTTGTAGTTGGAACTAAATTTCCTGCGCTTGCTGAATAAATAGAATAACCATTTGCAATAAAAGTAGAGGCGCCCCTTACTATTCCTAACTGAACAGTATTTCCTGATGCAGCAGTTGATACTCTAGCTGTAATTATTATTAATATTTTACTAGTGCTAAATAAAGGAGTAATAGAAGCAGTTAAACCAGTAGTTACATAACTTGTGCTTGTTGTTGATACAGCAGTTGTGCTAGTTCCTTGAACCGTCTGAATCACACTTCCAGACTGGGCTGGTGATACCATTGTGCCCGGTACTTTAGTTAAAGCCATTATGCTGCTCCTTCATCTGCGGGTAGTGGTGTGTTGCCTTCCTCGACCCATTTGAGGTATTGTTGGTAGTCTGTGTTGTTGGGGTCTGCAGGGATTGCCATATCAGAACCATCAGCATTAATTTTTAAAACACCGCCAAGAATTTTAGTGTTTGTTTTTTCATCTAAACGATTAATTAATTTATATTGCATTATAGCTCCGCACTAAAATTAAAGTTTCCTGCTGGACTCCACATAATTGCCATTCCAGCAGTTGAACCAGTTAATGTAATTCCAGAAATAGCACCTTGATAATTTAAATTAAGGTTAAAGTTTCCACTAGCATCATACACAACTATTGGACTTACACCGCCTAAAGTAGTGCTATTTGCAGAACTATTTACTTCTGTTCCAGCAAAAGTAACCCTTGTAGTGCCACCATTTGTTATTGAATAAGAAGGCGTTGCTCGCATAGCACAACAAAGTGGCACATTGAAAAAGGCGTTATTAACTGACCTTGTGTTGCCACTAAAGCTCATTGCATTTGAAGTTAAACCGCAAGTTTGATAATAGCGTTGGCAAAGAGCCAATTCAGTACCAATGGAACGGTAGTCAAAGTTTGTTGCTGTGGTGCCAACCTCGAGCTGAACGCCGGTAACGTAAAAAGTGGCTCCGGCGTTAGTTACCAATGACACAGAGCCTGTTGCTTGTAGTGAGGCACCATTCCAAGCAAACGGTGTTGCACCACTCCAGTTGGATCCCATGCCTAAACTAAAGCCAACATTTATTGATGTATTGGTTCCACTAAACCAAGTGGTACCTGCGCCTGTTGTTGGTCCGGGAATTGTTAAAGTAATGTATGTCCAAGTTGATGCTGGTAACGCAAAAGTAAATGGATACGCATTATTAAAATCTCTACCGCAAATAAAGCCCGGATATGTTCCTGCCACACTTGCGTATGCCCAAAAAGAAAGAGCTACTGTTTTGGCTGTAGATGATCCCCAATTTAAATCGGATGTGTTATTACCCTCAATAGACTGCACTAAATAATTATAGTCTGTTGAACTTGGGGTGTACGCAGAAGCAACACTAATACCAAAATAATTTGCAAATCCCGCTGGAGGTGTAACTGAGTTTAAGTTTTGACCAACTGTAAATTTACTTGCTGCAGCACTTTGAACAGCCCATCTGTCAACTACATATAGTTTTCCAGAGCCGGGTGTAACACTCGCACCAGCATTACGCTGATCAATAACCATCGCACCGTTGATGATGCGGTTCTTGAAGCCTGTCGTGGTGCCGGGGGAGCCTGATGCGGCTAATATTGCTGCAGTGGTCATACTTTCACTCCATGGTTTGCAAACTCACCGTGTAGCATTTCTCTTGCTAAACACACAAATTCGTCTGCCAATTTAAATGTTTTAAATACACCAAGGAACTTGCGTTTCTTGTTGTGCGTAATGCTCGCCTGATAGCCGTTGCCATTCTTTAACTTATGAACTCCCTTAGCACCAGATGTGTTGTTGCTAGGGATTACAGAGTTGCAGTGGTTTTCACCAACTGTTGCTTGTCTCATATTTTCTGGGCGATTGTCATCTTTAATGCCGTTGATGTGGTCAATAACATCTGGGCAAGTACCGTAGGTTAACAAATAGATAATACGGTGTACTCTATAGTTAACACCTTTGTGGATAAATGTTAGATAGCCTTCATTGGTTGGAGTGCCAACTGCCTCACCAGCACGACGGCGTGGTGTGCTACGAAGAGCAATTAATTTACCACCGTCCACTTTAAAGAACGGCTCAAAGTCCTCTTTCTTTAGCGTTTGTGTCATTTGAGTTGATCCTCAGTTGGTTTGGCAAGAGTTGGGTGTTCCCACTTGGCAATGTAGTCGCCCTTGCCGTCAGAGTCGTTTTGTAAGTGGATTGTCCCACGCAAAGGAGCAAAATCTTCGTAAGTTAAAGATGGATATATTGAAATAATTTTATCAATTAACATTATGCTGCCCTCACTAATGAACCAGAAAATACATTTGCTGAAGAGCCTGCAGATAAAGTTTTAGATGTATACAAATAACAATATGGTTCAAAATAATCTGTTGTTCCATTTGCGTATAATATTCCCGATACTTGACATCCATATGTACCACTCATATCAGGCCCATAAATACCATTTAGTCCAGATCCGTTTTTATAAATAGCAGCTTGCATTTCTATTTGTGCGTTACCTTGATACACTAATAAATTAAATTGATAATAACCAGCAACTGTTGGAGTAAATCTATAATTTGAAGTACTGTAATTTGAATTAGTGTCGAATAATGTTGAAGCCATAGTCATTTTTGTCCAAGCCACGGAAACTGTTTGCGTTGTTCCCAAATAAGCACTAAACGCTGGACCGTTACCAGCCACGTTGGCGGCTAGGTTAGTCTGTTGTACTGCGCCAGTTGCCAAGTAGGTGTTGTTCACTGCACCAGCGGTTGCTGGGATGGCGTTGATCACTGAGCTGACTTGGAACGATACTATGGTAACAACATCGCCGGCAGTTGCTGCAGAGGTTAACGTGACTGTGGTGCCGTTGGTAGCGGTAAAGTCGGCCGCTGCCAGCTTTACACCATTACGATACACATCCAGAAAGCCAGCCACGTATGATGGTGGTGTGAAGACTGTCTGACCAGCCGTAGCGGTGAACTCGGTAACTGTGCGGTACGCTGTGGTCGTTACGCCAGAGGCTGGGATGCCAAGGTAGCGAACAGAGATGTTACCAGTGCCAGAGGGAGGCGCTGCACTGAAGGTTAAAGTTGTTCCGCTTACAGAATAAGTAGATGGGTCTTGGAGGACACCCGATACGGCAACTAGAACCGATGCCGTATTGGCTGGGGCCACCGACATGGTGAACGCAGTCGTTGAACCGTTGCCAGAAAACTGGTCGGTTACAAACGCCTGATAGACGGGTTGATTACCAATATAGCTCATATTAAAGTCCTAGGGCAGTTAAGTCTGCGGTGGTTAAACCAAGGGCAGTCAGTTTAGCCAATGCTGCTGTTTTTGCTTGCGCAGCTGTTTGCTCGGCTGCTTGTTCAGCGGCTTGTAATTCAGTTGCTTTAGCTTCTGCGGCATTTTTATCGTAAACAACTTCATTGCCATTTAAATCTAAAGCAGTTTCTTGACGAATTGAAACAACGGAAGGATTTAACGCATAAATAGCATCGTGTAAATAACTCATGCTGCAATCTCCATAGCGGTAAACGATAAAACTTGACTATTTGAGCCACCTGTATTAACTCCATAATATGATGTAGCACTTTGTGTAAACATATAAGTTGTATAAGTTAATGCAGATGTAGAAGCTGGTGAATCTAAAAATTGCATATACAAATTTGTATCTACATAAGCACCTGCACCTCGAAGTCCAGCAAGAATTGAAGGTGAAGTTCCAGTTGCTAAATTTGTACCATTTCTATAAATTGTTAAACCCATAGCTATGTTTGTATTAGCATTTTCACAGATAGCATTATGAATTAACAATATTTTGCTTGTAGAAAATTTAGGAGTAATCGTTACTGAAAATCCTGTGCTTGTGAGTGAAGTAGAAGTAGTAGAAAAATAAGTAGAGTTTGTTTGAACAGTATTATTAACCACTTGAATAACACCACCTGATTGTGGTGTACCTGTTGTGAGTATAGTGCCTGAGCTGCCAGCTCCAACACCGGCGATTGTACTAATAGCCATTATTTAGCCTCCAGTGCTGCGATGCGTGATTGTAGGGATGTGATGATGGCTTGTTGCTCTTGGATTGCTTTGACAAGAGTTGGAAGAATATCACCCATTTTTAAGTTCTTTTTATGAATTTCGTTGCCTTCTTCATCTTTTGAATACAGGCAATCCATAACTAACTCAGGTAATACTTCTTCTACTTCTTGAGCAATAAATCCAGCTACATTAGTAGCGTCGCCATTAACCCAATCAAATCTGCGTGGCTTTAATGCCATTACTTGTGTAAGACCTGTTTCCAAATCTTTTACATTAGTTTTAAGACTTGCATCAGAAATAGCAGAAATAGATGTAGATGTTGAGTGTACTACTCCGTCACAGTTTACATAAAATCTAAAAGAGCTAGTGCCTGTTGAATACAGACCAATACCAAAATTTGAACCTGATGAAGATGGGCTTACTACAGAAACATATGGTCCTGAGTTAGTACCAGCAATTTTTACACCATTTCCAGATGCGTTTGCAGAATCATTTGTACCAACTAATAAATTCCCAAGGCTATCAATACGCATAGCTTCAGTTAAAGAACTTGAAGTTGTTGTATAAAAGCGCATAAAAGAAGAGGTCGCATTAGCAGCTTCTGTATTAATTCTTCCCCATACTCCGGCAACGGAGTTTAGTTTTAAGTTCCAAGAAATGGCAGAACCATATCCACTGGTATCACTATTAGTAAGGGTTAAACCTCCAGTACTATTAGAATTACTAGAACGAGTTACATCAAGAACATCTGCTGGACTAGTTGTTGCAATACCAACATTACCGCTACCTTTAATAACCATTGAGGCTGCGGATTTAGCCTTGGTAAAACCATTATTGTAAAACTGAATGTCGTTAGCAGATCCTGTTGCGTCTGTGGCGATAACCAAGTTACCAGTACCAGAGCCAGACACGCCAGAGCCAAACAGATACGCCTCATTAGGGCCTGTGACAGAGTATGTTGCCTGACTAAACGATGGGCCGGTCATACCCATGTCTACCCAACCAGCAGCATCAGTACCGTTTGATGGATATGCTGTAAAGTCTGCAGATGAGTTAGCGCCGTTGGTTAGGTTTTGTACATAAGTCTGCACATAGTTGTTTGCAGAGCCAGAGGTTCCCAGAATTGGGTTAGTCGCACCACCTAAGGCAGTAGCGTTGTTAATGCTAACATACTGTGGTCCCTGAGATACTGTATTAGGACCCAACGCCATGGTTTGTGATGTTGTGGTCAGATAGCGCACATAGATGTTACCAGTACCGGCTGACGGTGCTGAGGTAAACGTGATAGTGTTGCCACTGATGTTGTATGCAGTGTTGGGCTGTTGCTCAACGTTATTGATGACTGCCTCAACGTCGTTTACGGAGTTGACTCTGCGTGATAAGGTAAACGCAGTAGTTGTTCCGTCGCCGTTGAAGTAGTCAGTACCAGAGATAAACGTCTGGGTTACTGGGGTAGATCCAATATAGGACATGTTAATCCTTAGCTAATTTGTAGGCAAGATAAAATTGCGTCTGCAGAAGTTGCTGCAGAAGATACCACGGTGAATGCGTCACCTGTGTTCAAAACAATCTTACCGTCTGCACCAAACAGGGCCAACGAGCCACCGACCGGAACTGTAGCGTTGTTAACAACGTAGTAGTTAGTTGCGGAGGCTGTGATGTATGCGCTCACAGTGATCGGGCTAGATGTTGTGTTAGCCAGTGTCAAACCGATAACGGTTGTCTGTGTTGCAGAAGCAGCAGTAACGAGAACTACTGGTGTAGTGCCAACGTTCTTTGCTACGTATCGTGTAAATGTATTAGTTGCCATTTGGGTTCCTTATCCTAATGCGATTGCCATTGCCACCGCAGTACCTGCAGGGTCAACTTGTAAATTTGTCTGTGCGCCACTAACTGTAGTAGCCCCTGTACCGCCTTGTGCGATTGTTACTGGCAGTGAGATTACTGAAGATTTTGATGCAATAACCTGAACAGTACCAGTGTTGTCTTTGTAGTATAGCTTACCGTCGGTAATGTTGATCGCCAACTCACCGTTAACTAAGTTACCAGCTGTTGGTGTATTACTGGCTGTTGAGCTGTAATACAGCGAGATTGGGGTATATCCTGAAGCTGCCATTAGAATGTTCCTCCAGCAATGCCGCCGGTGATTGCGTTAGTAGATGAGTTGTAAGTCAAGTTGCTATTTGTCAATACAGGCAAGTTACCGGTGGTTGCTGTTACAAAGGTTAAGTAGTTAGTTGTTGCCGCACCAGTTGTAATTGCTACGTTACTTGCGTTAGTCGCTGTCGTGGCAGTTGCTGCGTTACCACCAATTGACAAGCCGGCTGCTGTACCGGTGATGTTGGTACCGACTAATGTGCTTGGTGTGCCTAAGTTAGGAGTTACTAACGTTGGGCTAGTTGCCAATACTACGTTACCAGAACCGGTAGTAGATGTGCTTGAGGCTGCAGTTAACTGACCCTGAGCGTTAACTGTAAAGTTGCCCAGTGTATAGCTACCAGCGGTAACCGCTGTATTGGTAATGCTAAAGGTGTTACCAGATAATGTTAAACCTGTGCCGGCTGTGTATGTTCCTGCACCAGAGAACTGCACAAAAGTAACGGCTGTAACACCAAGCGTACCACCCGGATCTGATGTACATACCCAGCCAGTATCAGCTTGGGTAGAACCGGTTTCAACAAACACAAACGCTGAAACCAAAGAGTTCCAAGTGTTTGCGTCAGAAGCACGACTCCATGCGCCAGAAGACGATACATAAATACCGTTATTGGCTTGGGTAGTTTGGTTTTTAACCAACACACGGCTAGATGATGTTGTAACACCATCAATTGTCTGCTCGCCAGATAATGTAATGTTTGCTGTAGTAGCAACCAATACTGGGGCTTTAGGAGACAGGCCAGTTGCTACAGAGTCAACGTACTGCTTGGTTGCTAACTGTAATGCACTAACTGGATCTTGTGTTACGGTAACGCTGGTCAGGCCAGCTAATGTTAACGATGTGCTACCCAACGAAATACCGGTAGTACCGATTGTAATTGAGCTGTTTGCTAACTGACCGTTACTAATTGTGCCACTCAAAGCACTCGTAGGAATCGTTGTAGAGGCCGTAGCGGCGCCTGCGCCGTTACCGTATAGGTAACCAGTCAAGCTACCAACAGAAAGGCTGCTAAGGGTCGCTAAACCGGTTGAAGATAGTGTAGTAAACGCACCAGCTGCTGGAGTTGATCCACCGATTGCTGTGCCGTTAATTGTACCGCCAGTAATTGTTACCGAGCTAAATGTACCCGCTGCAGCGCTTTTAGAGGCAATAACTTGAACAGCATTTGTATTGTCTTTGTAATACAGCTTACCGTCAGTAACGTTAATCGCCAGCTCAGAACCGGAGGAGCTATTGGTAAGGTTAGCCGCAGACGGCGCATTAGACGCTGTCGTGGAGCTGTATATTAGTATGGGGGTATAGCCTGACTGTGCCATGTATTTACCTTAAAATATTCCGCCGCCGATACCGGTGGTGGCTGTAACGATTGGAGTTGTTAGCGTACCAGCTCCGGGATTAAACTGTAATTGGGTTGATGCTACGTACTCTGTTGTGGGTGTGCCACTGGTTAAATCTGTAAACAACGGAAAACGAGTAGCATTGGTGCTATTGTCGTTTGTAATTGTCAAACTGGTGCCCGCTGGCCCGGGTGGGCCAACGGGGCCTTGCGGACCTGTTGGGCCCTGTGGACCCTGCGGCCCCATTACATAACCACAATCTGTTTGTATGCCAGTGGTTGTAGTTAAAATTAAATGGCCAGAGCCATTGATTGTTGCTGATACATAACCGGGTATTGGTCCGACGGTAGAGGTTGTGCCATCGCTGTAATAAAATACTAAATCATTTGCGTAATTTAATATTACGTTGGTAATTAATTTACCGGGCGATATAGCATTAGCAATCTGCGATACAGATGTCTGCTTGGTAACTCCATTTTGTACAACTACCGTTTGCTCTGCACCGGTGATGGTGGTTGCTACGGGCAGTTGTGTTATCGACCGATCTGCCATGTTCTATTCTTAAGTGTAGGTAAACGCACCGTGTGCGGTGGCATTGCCAAACGGAGAAATTACAGTAATGTCTACAATACCAGTAACGGCATACGCTGGAGTTACTGCAGTAAGTTGTGTGGAGTTTACCAATGTAAACGTTGCAATTACGCCACCAAACTTAACAGTATTAACGTCTGTAAAGTTTTCACCATTAATCACTACTGGTGTGCCACCAGCTTGTGGTCCTGTGTTTGGTGTTACTGTTCCAACATATGGGAACAATGTCATCGGTGAATATGGCTGGCTACTCATGGTATTTAAGTCACCCTGAGTGCTAGCCGCTGGAGCACCTTGAATAAATATTGAGTTTTGGTTTTGGAAACCGTTCTCAGTTAAAATTTCATTACCACCAATTGGCCCAGTAGCAATATCTGTATCTGGGCGCGGGAATCTTAATGCAATGTTTTCTGTTTGTAACGCAGGAAGACGCCATGGATCAAAGTTATCCAAGTCATCCTTACATACACGCATACCCGGAAAGTTTGGGTCGGGCATTAGATCCACGTAGGCAAACTTCCTGCTGCAACGATCACAGATCGCTACAGACAGGACTGAATTGCCAAGTGTATCAATGTAGACAGGCATTTAACTGCCTTACGCTGACTGACCGTCGTTCTTGATTAAGTATCCACCAGCAAACAAACCGGCGCTAAATGGTGAACCAGTGTTTGCTTTAACTTGAAACTGAATATCTGTTCCGCCGGTGTGAGCTAATGGAATAATGTACGGAATATTTAATGTTTGAACAAACGGTGATTGGCTTAATAGTGTGCTATTACCACCGTAGTTGATAATGTATCCGTTTTGATTATCGCCAGTGACTGAATTGTTAAACTTGTTATATTCAGAGAAGATCATGTAGTTGCTTGAAGTAAAGCCAATACTAGAATCTGCTTGAACATAAGTTAAATAGAATGTGTAACCGTTTGGAACGGTGTACAAAGACATTTGAGTTTGACCAATACCAGCGTTGATCTGAGCATACAAGTTAGTACTGTTTTTGCAAGTGATTGTACCTGCGTTAATGCCGTTGGTGATGTACAAACCATTAATACGAAAGTATGAGTTTACAGTTGTTACACCAGTTGTGCCGGTTAATACAACATACTCAGATAACAAATTATAATTGGCGTCTAAGCCTTGTACCTGAACAGTTTGTGTATCTGCGTTGTTGGTAGATACTAAGGTCATCTGCAATGCAGAGCCCGGATAAACATAGTTGCCACCAGAAGAAGTCAAACCTTCCCAAAGTGGGCCAAGTGCTGTAGAACCAACCGCTGCGCTGTAACCAAAGATTTGAACGTTAGTATGGCCTGCAATTTGTGTGCGACCAACTTGGAGATCAAACGGCTCATATGCGCCCTGTACTGTAACAGAAGGCATTACAGCTGGTTGCTGTATTACTAAGTTTGTTTTTAAATTCGATGCCATAATTAATTTCCTTAAAGTTAAAGTAGGGGACCGAAGCCCCCTAGGCAATTAATTATTGATTTGTTAAACCAGCACCGTATGGAGTCAATGAACCGTCAACGTTACGTGCTACGTAGTCAACCTTCAAAGAACCTGCCAAGTTGCCGGTGATTGTTGCACCAGAAGCAAATGCGTAGGTAATAGAAGCGTCTAATGTGCCAACGTTGTTGAGCAATGCTGCAACAGCTGCAGTATTAGTAAACGCGATCTGGATCTGACCACCAGTTGTAGTTGGGGTGATTGTACCAATTGCTGTGGTAGTAACCGCACCAGTTGTTGGGTTAGTTACGTTGATGTATGCAGTGATTACGCCGTTGGTAAGTGCTGAAGGAGCTGTGTACTCGTACAATGTAATATTGTCGATGATAGAACCAGCTGGAACTACGCAGTTAGATGCGGTAGTAGAGCCAACGTTGTACACAGTAACTGCAGTTGTAGAAGCTACAGTACCGGTGATGTTGTTGAAGTATTGGATTTGGCTAACTTGTGCTGCGCCAGTGTTGTCTGGAGCGATTACGCCGTTGTTTGTTGGGTTGTTACGCTTAAAAATGCGTAATGGGCCTGTGAATGTACTAGACATGTGTATTCCTTAATCTCAGTGGGTATCCCAAGCTGTCTCTGAGTCGTCACTGCCGGGAAGGATCGGCGGTCAGAATGGGACAAATCTTCCTATACATATTAATGCAAATATAAGACTAAAAGCGCCCCAAAATGCAAAAAAGCCACCTTGTGGGTGGCTTTTTTGTTGCTGCTAGAGGTTTGGATTACAAACCAGCTGTACCGTAGATGTTACGTGCATCATGCCAGCCTGTAGCGTAACGCTCAGTGGCCTTGTAGCGCATAGAATCAGTTTCGAAATCGCCTTCCATGGATTTCTCCATTGGACGACGCATTACGAGCATGAGACCATTTTCGGCATCGGTCTGGATCCACCAAGCCTTGGAAGAAGACAAACGTGTCACAACGTGAGCACCTTTTGGCAACATACCAGTGGACTTAATTGGGTTCAGATCGTTGTCAGCTGTACCAGAACGGAGAACAGACTTCAGAATTACTTCTGCTTGGAACTCGAGTGCTGGTGGAACAACTAACTGTTCTGCTTTCAAACGGATACGCTTACCGTTGTTGTCAACTGCAGAGCGAATCTGAATGAGCAACTGCTCAACAGAAGTTTGGCTCAAAGAAGCAGCTGTAGACAACTGGTTAGAGTAAGAACCGCCGTTAGCGATTGGGTGAGCGGTATTGATCAATGTAACGCCATCACCACCAACGTAGCCGCTTGTGAACGCGAAGTTCAACAAGTTAGCGCAGAGGGTTTCCTTAGTTTCAATCATAGACTGAGCCAAGTGTTTAGCGAAAGTGCTACCGATACGGATGTGATCGCCGTCTTCCATCAAAACTTTGGTCAAAGCATATGCCAAGCCATAGATTTGGTAGATGAAACGGGTGATGTACAAAGTACCGCCTTGATCGTAGCTAACTGGAGTGCCATCAGGCA